TCATCACCCGCAAATAGAGTAGTATTTTCTAGCAACCAACGTTTTTGTTCTGTATAGTCTGGTCTTTTATAAATTCTATCTAATTCAAAAAGTTCTGCTTCTTTCTCAGAATCAGTTAATGCTGTAGAGGCACGAGCTGGTCTAACAGTATATTTTACGTTTTGAGGAAGAGGTCCGGTTTTCTCCTTCACAATAGTGATGTCGTAACCACTATTGTCGTCAGCAGGGTTTCCATATTCTGAATCTTTTGCAAAATCAACAATCTGACGATAAATAGTAGCTTTTAAATCAAAAAGTTTTACTTGATTGTCGTTACGATCAATTACGTTACATACATAAGCAAATTGCGGTTTATCAGCATAAATATCTTGAGATATTTCGTCAAAGGGATCTTCTGTCCCTGAAAATTGTTCGCTGTTTCTATCAAATTTTAAACATTCAACAGGCATACGTTTTCCATCTTTAGTAGTAAGCCAATAAACATAGCGAGGCATTACTTCACCAACTAGTCTAATTTTATTATCTCCGTTTTGAAGAGTAATTCTTTGAATTTCTTTTCTCTCTCCAGAGCCTTGTGATTTGATTCCTTGTGTTTTGTCCCATGATACCATTGATCATTCTCCTTCGTATATGAATTTTAGGTTGTTTTTTCCGTGTTTTAACAGTGGATTATCTAAATTTGCTACAATTTCATTTCTAAAAGTATTTAAATTTAGATAATCATTATTATTAGACATTTTTCTATGGCCTAATAAATATATGTAATTAATCTTATATTCTAAGGGAATATTTAAGAATAAAAATTTCTTATTCTTAAAGTAAGCATCGGGAAATTTAACTGTATAATTTCCTATGATGCCTTTTTTAGAATTGATTAATAAATTTCTTTTAAATAGTATACTAGGTATGCTATTAATTTTTAAAGAATTCATTAAGTGTTTTGAATTCCAGGCTATAATAGAATTATAGCTTTTTGTTAGGGCATATGTCAAGATTAATATAGCTTCTGGTTCGTAGTTGGATTTAACTCTCAAGTCAAACCAGCTATACTTATACTTCATAATATATAGTTCCTACTTTGATACCATGCTAGCCGCTTTCTTTGTTGATTATTAACAATAGCTCCTTTAAACCAGAAATCTTTTATTAGAGGAACTTTTTTATCTGGGTGTTCTCTAATAATTCTACCTATTCTTTGTTCTAATTTTATTGGATTATTATTAGGGCAAGTTAAATACAAAGTATCTAATCTATGACAAGAGATGCCTTCATCAAATATTTTTGTAGATAGAATAGCTTTATATTTAGAACCTGCTGTTTTTAATATATCTTTTCTATCTTCTTCTCCTGTTTCTCCAATAAGTAATACACTTTTATTTATCATTTTTTGAAGAGTTTTTAGCATATCTACTCGTTCTGATAAGATTAATAAACATCTACCATTAGCTATGTCTTGAGTTGCTTCTTTAGCTATAAGAGAAAGAAGCACTTTACTCTGGGTTACTTTATTCATTTGTCTAGACCAGTCTCTTTTAGGTTCAATAACATTAAAAGAAACGTCTGTACTGATAACCTGTATTCTAGGTGTTTCATGTTCTTTTTCATCTCTAGCTACAACACGAAACGGAGTAAAAAAATCATTTAACACTATATGCTTACCATCTTTTCTACGGGGTGTAGCAGTAACAGCTATCTTAATTTTACAATTGATATTGTTAACTGTAGTAGAAAATAAATCGGCAGGACACAGGTGCGCTTCGTCTACAAATATTAAACTAAACTTATTTTTAATTTGTTCCATATTATTATGAACACTTTTATATATACCGACTGTAAGATTAGTTACTTTAAATTCCCCATCCCCTATAGATCCTATGACAGAATTTGGAATTAATTTTTCTAACTCTTGTTGCCATTGTTTAAAAAGCAACTTAGTATGAACAATAATTAATGTAGGCATATCTGCTTGCGATATTAATGAACAAGCAGCATAGGTTTTTCCCCACCCACAAGGTGCTTGAAATAGTCCACTACGTACTCTACCTATTTTAAAGAATGAATCAACTACGTCTTGTTGTTCCTGACGTAGATCTCCTGCAAAAGTAAAATGCTTATCTTTCTCGTTTAGAAAAAAGTTTCTATTATCAATATAATCTTCAATATCTAATTTATAATAAGAGTTTGAGGGAACAGAATATATATCCTCTTCTTCATCATATTCATAGGTATAAAAAGTTACATCATCTAGTATGTAACTATATGCTCTTTCAAACTTTTCTATGTCTTCAATATGAGTACCGTTAATATATATTTTATCTGACAGTTCTGCATATTTTATTTTTATTTTATCTATCATATAATTAAATAATTACTATACTTTTTATATTCATATGAAAAGTTTTTTATAAACCATTCATTATTAATCATTACTATAGTAGCCCATAGTTCATCAATATTACTTTCTTCTAAAGGAACTTTTAATTCAAATGAGTGTAGAACTTTATCTAACCATATTTTATCTTCTTTTACTGTTTTAACTTTTCTACACTCTACTGGTAAATTTTGTTTGTGTCCAAGATTAAAAATTTTACCATCTGAATCTACACACCATTCTATATTTTCATAGCTAAACACTAATTGTTCCCTATTTAGAATAGTATAGTCAAATTGTATTCTGTTTTCAACTTCTTCTTCCATATAAAATAGTCTTTCGACATAAGAATTTATATTATCAACCATAATATCAAACATATACTCTTTACCATCGGGTTGTTTTGTAATTACTATACTAGTATCATTATAGTATACTTTATAAGGTACATCTTTTAAAGCAAACGCTGGGTATTTTATTGTATCTATCATTTTACTAATCATACTGTGAATCCTTCTAATTCTCCCCAACTGTCTCCAATTTCAAAATCTACTCCAATAGGGCACCCATCAATTTCTACTCCTCTAGGAGTTTGTAAAGCTTTGACGCAATTTACAGCCCAATCATGGCAAAGATCTTCTCTAACCTCGGCAACAATCGAATCGTGAACTACTGTAAACGGGAGAATATCATCTTGATAGTTATTGTTATCGATCCATTTCATAGCATCAATTAATCCTAATACATTAATATCTGATGCGACAGACTGAACTAGAAAGTTTACCCCAGAACGTACTGCATGTTTAGCAACACCTTGGTTTGGAGAACGAGATTCGGGTAATCTACGTTTACGACCAAAGTAAGAATAGATATAAGCATTATTCTCAATTTGTCGATTTGCAGAATCAATCCAGCGTTTAAGGTTATAAGCTTCGTTAAAATATTTGTTAATGAAAGATTTTGCTTCTTGAAACCCAACCCCTGCTGTTTCAGCAACTTTAGCAGGACCTGCTTGATACATAATACCAAAAGTAATAGCTTTAGCGTGTTGACGTTTATCTGCAAAAGTGTTTTTTACTTGCGCAACTTCACAAGGAAGATTAAATATTTGTTTAGCGATATAAGAATGGAAATCTAACTTTTCAATAAAAGCTTTTTGTAAAAACTTATCACCACTCAGTGCTGCTGCATAATAAACTTCAGCTGTTTGTAAATCACATTGCATTATTTTAAAACCCGGTCTGGCTTTAAACATTTTTTTAATATCTTTATTATCACGAGGAATATTTTGATAATTAAGATTGCCGCTTGAAGATAAGCGTCCGGACGTAGTTCCGTGAATATTAAACCCAGAACGCAGACGACTATCTTGATCAGTGCCGTTTTGAATATTAGATAAATAAGTATTTGTCAATTTAGTTTTTTCACGTAAGTCAAGAATTGCATCTGCTAGTGGGTGGTTTAATTCTTGTAGTACTTCTTTATCTGTAGATTCTGCCCCTGTCGATGTCTTTTTAGTAGATTTTAGTCTAAGTATTTTGAAAAATACTTCTCTTAACTGCATAGTGCTATTTGGGTTAAAAGTCTTTTCATTTAATTTTTCATATCTTTGTACTGCCTCATGCATTGATATTTCTTCGATACATTCTTCAATATCAATTTCATATCCTTCTTTTACTTTTTCTAACATAGAGGTGTCAATATAACCTCCGTTTTTTTCAAGACGCATAAGAGCAGATGTCGCGGGTAACATAATATCTCTATATAAACTTGAAAAACCTTCACTACGGTCGATTAAAGGCCAAAATTTGTTATATAACTGAAAAGTAGCGTCTGCATCTTTTTCCGCATAAGGAGCTAGAATATCAATAGGAATCATACCATAATTAAATTGATCTAATTTGATTTTATTTTTGCGACAAAATACTTTTTTATAGTCGTCTAGTTCTTTTTCATAATCTCCAAGATCTGTAAATCTTAATGCTAAAGGTTTGAGACCGTGAGTACCTACAGCTTCTTCTAGACAATAGTGCATAAGCATTGTGTCGTCAAATTTAGGAAATTCAAACCCAAATTCATAAATTAAAAATCCCATATCAAACTTGCCATTATGAAAAATACATCTTCTAGTTTTAAACAACTCATGTAGTTGTTCTTTATAGGCATGACATACTTCTGCAGAGGCGTATATGCCTTCGTGCGGTTTAGTACTTAGAGCAATACCAAGAATATTAGAACTTCTTGGATTGAGACCAGAAGTTTCAATATCTACAACGATAGGATCTGCTTGTTGTAATACTTTAAGATATTCTTCAAACTCTGAACGAGTATCAATAAATCTATAGTCTTTTTTATGAGAAGTATTGTCTACTTCGCCAAGTAAAATTTTATTTAGCATATTAAAAGCTTTAATAATATCTTCTTCATATTGTGGCTTAAATACAATCATAGAAGGGTTAATCAGTGGTAAGAATTTTTTCTCAATAAATACACCATTGTACTTTGTAATACCTGTAAGACCACAAACATATTTTAGAGCTTCTGCACCAATAGGCACTACTATCTCATAGTCTTGTTTTAATTTTTCAATATCACAATCTATGTCTTTTTTTAGGATTTTTTCTTTTTCTTGAGAACAAAGAAATACATAGTCAACTTCATCGCTGATATGTTTATCCATAAATTTAGCTAGTGTTTTTTCTGGATTGTTTATCTTTGCCGGATAAACAAATGCAATTCTTTTACTCATTATCATTCCTCATTTTTAACTTATACATTATTATAGCAATTTTTTATCCATTATACAATAGAGATTTTATTTCATCTGCTACTAATAGACCAGGATCTTTTCCTAGAGGTAGTTTAATAATATTTGATGATATATTATTTTTAGTTAATAAATTTCTTATTTTTACTGCCGCACTTTGCCCTGCGGCGTCTCCATCAAACATTATTTGTACATTTCTAATACCTACATCGTCAAACAATTTTACTTTCGATTCTCCAAAGTTTTGTGTACCAAAAACACAAAGAACATTTTTTACTCCGTGTTGCCATAAGTTTAACATATCAAATATACCTTCTACAATAATAACTTTAGATTTATCTTCTAATTTATCTAGTGGGAAGGCTATATTATTAACATTTACACCGTTTGGTTTACGATTGTATTTTGGTTTATTTTTAGAATTAAATCTATATCTTCCTTCAATAAATTTTAATTTACCAAATTGATAAATAGGTAAACAGATGTAATCTTCAAAACCCATTTCTGCTGTAGTAAAAAAATTAAACTCTTTTAAGGTTTCTATTTTTATTCCTTTATACGTCTGTGTCCATGCTCTGTATTCTATAGGCATAGTACATTCATTTAATTCCATCAACTTTTGAATTTTATTTTTAAGTTTTTGAATTTTAAAAGACTGCTTAGTTTCAAAAGTTACTGCACTGCTAACACCTATACTTTCTAGAAAGCGTCTTTTACCTCCTTTAAAACCACAACTCCAACAATGGAACATATCTTTTTCTAAATTATAACTCAAACTAGGATCTTTATCTACATGCTCACCAGAAGTACATGTAATAAGTATCTCGCTTGGGTTATTAGATTTTTTATAATATACGTTTTTTTCGTTTAATAAATCAATTAAGTCCATTTTATCCCAAACACCTTACTAAAAATTCTGATACACCTTGTATACGTACTACAAACGGCAGTATTGCAACCGTGATTAGTACAATTATCATCCATATAATCCAAACTGTGCGATCAGAAGTCAACATCTCTTCCATTTATACTATAAGTACTACCATTAAAGCCTTGTTTTAGCTTATCTTCGTCAGTCATATTTTCACTGTTCATGCGGGTCCTTGGATTGAACGGCGTAGTTTCCTTCTTCGAAGTCTTCATTGGTTTTTTCTTTGTAAACTTTTTTAATAGATTCTTCAGCATGTTTCACTTCCTCTAATCCAAATTCAGTCATTTCCATTAATATACCGTGTACGTAACGTCTTTCACCTGGTGTTAGGGTATACGGCTCTTTGATTGTTAACGTACTTCCACACTTAGTACAAAAAGTATAGTTACCAAGCGCACTAGTTATTGCATAGTTGTGTCCAAATATTCTACACATAATACTCATATAATTCTCCTAATCTAGTGTGTTACGTCCACCACCTGGGCTTTGTGTACACTGTTGCGTTCTTGGGCATTGAAAATATTTGTCCATAGCAACAGTTAAATCTGTGTGTCCTGTAGCACCCCGCTCGTATATACACATACGTTCATCAGTTTCTGGGTCTACATATTGTCTTTTAAGTCTGCAAGTTATAGTATTAGTAACAGTTGGAGGCACTGCCTTACGTCTACACTCCATTGATTCTAGTCCTAATATTTTTTGAGGCCAGCGTAATACTTCTCTGTTCCATAATGTACAGTGTGATTTATCTTCATTACCTGTATATGTACGGCTTTCAGCATATACACTTGTAGAAAACAAACATAATATTATAACTATTTTTTTATTACAAATCACGTTCAATTTCTCTTTTACGTTTTGGTTGTTTATCTTCTTCACTTCCATATTTTGCGGCCGCAAAAGGTTTTTCATTGATAAGATTTGAGTCTGAAGCTACAACTTTTGTACACTCCCAATTCATACCAATATCAAAATTCATAGTTCTACCGTTACGTATTTTTGTGGTATGGACAGCTACTCGATTGTTGTCTCCATTCTCATCTGGTGGAAAAAAGTTAAAACTACGATCAGCAGAATCAAGAATACCTTTAGCAAAACGTGCTTCTCCTCCCGCATCAATTTGATAAGGAGAAAACATTGTTAAGTCATATTTACGGCTCATTAATTTTAGATTTTCTGCTATAGTAATCTGACTTTTCCAATCTTTTTGATCTTCGTGTCTAATAATATTAATATAATCTACACAAGCCATAGTGTACCTTGGGTATTTGGCTTGAAACATATTACAATAATGATCAATACGATTAAGAGTTAAACCTGCATCATCTATAATAAAAAAACGATTTTCTTTATATTCAGGCTTATCGAACTTCATTTTTTGTTCAAAAGCCTTAAAGTCTTTTGTTTTTTCTAGTTCATTATAATAATCTATAGCTTTTTGATCTGTATTATCAAAAAAATAGTTTAGCTTTGATTTCGCTAATCTTAGTTTTTGTTCTTCATTTAGTTTATTTTTATAAATATCAAGAAACGGAACTTCACTGATTATACTTAAAAGACGGTCATGTACTTCTTTATATCGCATCTCAATACTAAAGAAAGCTACGGTTGATCCTTGTAAGAATCTATTAATAGAACAATTTAGAGAAATAATAGATTTACCCGAGCCTCTTCTACCTCCAAGAAGTACTAGTTCTTGAGAACCAAAACCGCCATTAACAGAATCATATTCAGCACTTAATCCAGAAGGATAAAGTTTAAAATCGTCTGCACTAGGAAAGAAATCTAAATCTGCTACGTCAAATAATTCATCTGAAGTAGGTAAAGCACTGTTAAGTTTTAATAAGTGGTTTTGTATTTTATCTACAATCTCAATCTTTTCCAAATCTTCTAGCTGGTCTATATAACCATCTAAAAACGATATAGTCTCTTCTCTTACAAAATGGTCTTGAAGCTGGGCAATAATAAAATCATTATCAATATCAGTATATTTACCAGATGCAACAATTTGTGTCTCAAAATACTCTTGGGAATTGACATCTTTATTTATTAAATAAAACTCTTCTTCAGAGGGTATTTTTAAGTTAGCCTTATAGTAAGACTCAATTTTATTGTAGATAGAAGAATTAGCCCCTGAGAAAAAGTAGGGACTTAGTTTTGTAAAAAAATCATGATTTTGTCCTGACAATAATCTTTTTATTGTTAGTTTTTGAAGATCAATATTCATATATTATTTGCTCGCTACAGGATAAAATTTGTCTCTAGTTCCAGAAAAGTAACCACCATGATCACTTTCCATATACGTTAAGTAAGTTTCCCTACCAGTTTCTTCTATATATGTTTCTACTTTTTTTATTAGTCTAATAATAGCGTCTTCTTTCCATGAAGATCCATTATCATATTCCCAATAAATTTGATAATGAATATCGGGGTATCCCTCAAAATCAATTCCATGTTTCTGTTTTGCTGCTTTCATAGCATGAAGTTCTACATATTTTCTTCTAATCGGAGAACGATAATAATCTACCCACTCTTCGTCATAAACTTCTTGTACTTTTGCAAAAGTATTTCTCTCAGGCACAAATACTTTATCTCCAGCTTTGAATAACACATCTAAATCTTGTACTACATGGCCGACTTGTGCAGGTTTATTTTTACCTCTTGCACGAATAGGCACATTGTTTTCCATAAGAACTTTTTTAACACGTTGAGGACTAATATAAAGCCTTTTTGCTATAGTACTTTGGTTTTCTCCATCAAGATAGTCGTCAACTATTTGTTTAATTTCGCCTATAGAAAGAGTTTTAGCTCTAGCTTTTTTCTTTAATTCTTTTTGTCGTTCTTCTTTTTGTTTAAAGTCTTCTATGATTGCGTCTAATCTTTTAGTATTATAAGCAATACCTAAGTGATCACAACAAGACTTTTTTGTCTTGTTTGTTTTAATCATCCATATTACTTGTCTGATTTTTGATTCCGGAATTTCGTTTGTGTTTACTTTTGCTCTTGCCATAAAAAACCCTCCATTTCTTATATTATACCAAAATAGAGGGTAGTTGTCAAATACAATATGTCTTTATCTTGGCCTACTTAGTTATAATAGGCTCTCCTGCAAACTCTTCTTCTTGTTTGATAAAGTCATAGAAACCTTGTACGGCAACTTCTTTGTGTTTTGCCTCAATATCAAAGTCTGCATATTCAAGCATTGGCACGTGTCTTGCCATCAGTTCTTCGTCCCAATATGTTTCTGAGTGTGCATTAGGCTTCATCCAATAAGCTGAATTGTCGGGGTGAAAGGATTGTGATTTGTGGAACAACGGGCGTACACCTCTCCATGACTTGACAGCTTCACGGAAATAGTCGTCTGTGTGGGAGATATGATCCACGTCTCGCACTTTCCGATTGACCGTTTTCTCGCCAATTTTAACTCTCTCAGTCTCAACCATTCGATGACAGGCATAGTGGTGTGTGTCGAGGGTACAGCGGATAGGGATCCGTTGGGCAAGTTCAAGTGTGTGCTTAATGTCGTATCCGTTGGGTTTATCTTCATTTTCGACAGATAAGCATCCTTGGGCATAGTCGGATAGGTAGGGAAAGTGTGTGGCAAAGCGTTTAATACCATCTTCGTGTTTTCCTCCATAAAGTCCTTGTAAGTGAATATTCATAGAAAAATCTTGAGCGGGCAATCCCATCATTGAGCCATACAAAGCATGATACTCAAGATCTTCGATAGACTTAGTTACAACATCTGGATTATTAGATGCGAGTACTGTGTATTGAGCAGGATGAGTAGACAAACGAATACCATGTTTTTTAGCGGCATTACCTGCAAGTTTAAGAATTTCTGATAGTTCTTCCCAAATTTCTTCATACCACGGTTTTGTAAACTCTAGAGTGTAGCAAGGAAATAGTTCACTAGAAATCCTAAAGGCACGTAAGTTGTGTGGTTGGTTGGGAAAGTATGTTGTAAGTATATCGAGTAATTTTTTAGTATTTGCTATAGCTTTTTGTTGTACTTTTTCTTTACCACCTTCTTTGAGGGCGTAAGTTTTGGTAGTAGTACCAAAATTGTACCTTTTTGCTAAAGTTTTATCATGCCACTGACAACACTGAGAGAGTCGCCAATCGGTTTGCGTTTTGTTAAAGTACATATAAAAACTCCTGATTAGTTATGTATTAATAATACGCTAATCAGGAGCATCTGTCAA